TAGTACTGATACCCAACTCACTAGCGATATCGTTTACATCCACATCGGAGTAACCAGGCTCAGCGTATAAACAACTAACAAAGGTGGAAAGGGTTTTGGATTCTAATTCGGTTAATCTTAATTCTGAAATGTTCATATCTTTATCGTTTTATTACATAGTAAATATACTACATTTCACGCTAAAAGTCAAGCTTTTTATGGATTATTTTTAAAATTTGGAATCATTCTAAATAAGACACAAAAAAGGGATGTATTTCTACACCCCCTTCTTAATTATTTTAAAGTTTACCTATTAGAGATTAGTACTCAAGGATTGCGTAATCGTAAGTCAAAGTTAATTCTATCGATAATGGGTCGTTTGAAGCCCAATCTAATTCACCAAAGTTTGCTGAAGAAATGAATGCACCTTTTAAAGTCCATTGTTCAACCTTATCACCAACCGGTCCTAATAAGAAGAATGTGATATCTTTCTTATAGAAAGCTGCATATCCATCTCTACCTGTGATTGATTCATGTGATTGACGAACCCACTCCATCACTTGCTGTGCACCTGATGGTACAATTGGGTCATATAAGGTAATACTTACATCATCCCATGTAGATTTTCCCTTAATCTTTCTTTTTACATTTATATGGTCTAACTCAACTATCTCTGAAGTGAAAGTTGGTCTTGCTGCGGTTTTAATTATATATGATTCTATACCATCGATTTCCATAATAAATCGGTTACCCAACTTTGGTTCGAAGTTCGTATAAAACATTTTGTCAAACTCTAATACTTCTGGCATCTTTTTGTCTATTTAATTGTTTCTATTATAAATATCTAATTTCTAAATTATCCGTTAAAAGCTGCTCCAGTTGGTAAGATGTTGAAGTCAATTTGAATGAATTCAGCTGTCTTAGTTGGTTGTAAGAAGATAGAACCTTTCATAATGTTTCTATCAATTACATCAGGAGTGTTATTAGTATCATCCATTACAACACGGAATGCGTACAAACCTTGTCTTTGTTGGATTGATTCTAAATAAGGGTTAACGATGTTTAAGAATCTATTTCTTGTTGTTGCTGTGTTTTGTTCGAACACTAAGTAACGAGAAGTAGATGCGATATACTTTCTAACAGTCAATAATAATCTTCTTACATTGATTCTATCTAATGCAGATGGCTTATCTTGTAAAGTTTTTTGTCCGAATACTACAATACCTTGTCCAGGAAATTGTACGATTGGGTTTACTTTGTTTTCGTATAAAGAATCTTTTTCTGATTGAGTTAATCTATTTTGAACACTTACTGCTCCTAATAAACCACCTCTATTCAAACCTGCCGGAGCGAACCACTCAGCTGCAACTCTATCGTTAGCCGCAAATACTCCAGGTAATAATACTGATGGTGGTACTGCGATTAATTTGTTAGTGTTAACATCAACCGTCTTAACCCAAGGGTAGTAAGTTGCTGCCATATTTGAATCGATAAGTTGTGCTTGTGTGTTTGCTTGTGCGATTGAATCACTAAATGCGTTTGTATCCATAATATAGAAACAATCATTTCTTTGTTCAACCATATCCAAAACATCAGTTGCTACTGAAGTGTGTAATCTTCTTACAACACCTGGAGTTACAACCATATTAATATCGAATTCATCTGCGTTTGATAATGCCGCAATTGCTCTACCATATGCTACCGAACCACTTGCTGTTGAAGTTGCTAAGTTGAAACCTTGTGAGTTACCTGCTACGATATCAGAACCTTTATAGATAGGAGTTGCTGGATTCATACCATCAAAACCTTCTTGGAATGCTACAACGAATTGTGCTGCCGTTGAACCTACTGCTAATGTACCACCATTTGATGCATCTAAACCAAATACTGAATTAGAACCTACACCTGCTCCTGTTGGAATTGGTTTAGCGTAAAATAAGTTATCAGTATTATTATCTAAATCGATACCACCATATTGAGTTGCTGATGCAGTTATCAATGTTGCTGTTGGTATGTTTGCACCTATTAATGTTGATGCTGAAATAGGTAATGTATAAGCTGCGTGTCCGAAAGGTACTGCCTGTATAGGTGCTCCTTCGTTTAAGTTTGCAATTCTTACATATTTTGAGTTATTTACCCAATCACCTGCTTCAGAAATCTTACCAGTTGAATCAATTGATAATTTTCTATCTCCAATTACTCTTGCGATGTAGTTAGGAGAGTTAGGGTCTAAATTTACATTAGAGAATGTTTCTAATACAATCTTCTTTTTGTTTGTATCATTAAATTGTCTTACAACTACTGTGAATGTACCATAATCAGTACCATTTACACTACCTGCTGATTTAATATTTGTAATACCAATCTTAACTTTAGTATTTGCTGCGTTACCAACACCCAATGTTTCGAATTGGAATAATGGGAATCTTTCACCACTAATTGTTTGAGATTGAATCATTGGAGTTAATGCCTCTTGTGCATCAAATGCAAATGATTGATTTCCTAAAACAGTTACTGATGCTGAAAAATTTGCATCAAATGTCATATTAGCATTTTTGAAGAATCCATAAACATAAGGTTTTTTAGAACCAAATGCAGATGTACCAAATACTGCTTCGATATCGTTAACATCAGTTGAATCCAAAGATGCTGATAATAAACCTGCATTTGAACCTGATAATAAAAATTCACCTGTTGAACCTGAAGTTACAGTTGAACCAGCGAAACCAGCGTTAGAAGCTGATACAGCGTTGAATAAGATACCTAAAGATGCTGTTGTAGAACCTGAAGTTGCTGTTAACAACAAAGGAGCCGTTTCAACATAACCACCAACACCTGCAATTCTTGCAATTGTAGCAGTTCCTGCTTCTCTTAAATATGATTGTACTGCTAATGGAGTGTAGTATGTGTCATCTACATTACCAAAAAGAGTTTCAAAATCTGCTTGTGAATTTACAATAGTTGGTACAACCGGTCCTTCTTTGAATGGGCCGATAAAAGCCGCTCCGATTTCTGCTACACCTTGTTGTAAGAACGATAGGTCATTTTCTCTAGTGAAAACGCCTGGTGATACTATTTTTTCTGCCATTTTATTTCTTTATTAGTTTTTAAATTTCTACTATAAATATAAATTAAAAGTTCAAAACATTTAAATATGTAATGAACTTTTAACTAAAAAAATAAATTGGTAATACCTTAATGATTATTCCGTAGGAGCTTTAATCAATTTGAAGAAAATATCATAATTCTCTTCTGTTTCAACTGATGCTAATTCTGATAATTCAAATGGACGATATTCCAATTCTTTCTCCTCATTTAATAATTTGTCGTACTCCGTATTAAACTCTACGAAGTTTTCTGTCAATGAACGGGAAACTACATTTCCTTCTTCATCTTTTACTTCATCGTACATTTTGATGAATATTTGTCCATCTTCTTCTGTACCTAATTTTTTAATTAATTCTTCTCTCAACTTGTCAATGCTTTCTTTTTCAGTTAATACTTTTTTAGAAAGTTCGTTGATGTGGTATTTAGTAACGATACCTAATTTTTGATTAGCCAATCCTTTAAGAGTAACTTCACCTGTTTGTTGGTTTTTTGCACCATTAAGTTCTGCTTCCAATGTAAGGATTTCATGTAACTTTAAACTAATTTTTTCCATAATCTATTTTTGTTTTTAATTTAGTTGTTTGTATATAAGTATATATTTTTTTAGTAAAACGAATGAATTATTTATTTTCTAAAACTTCAATTCTTTCTTTTAAAGCATTATTTTCTATTTTTAATTCTTGAATTGCTTTAACTGCTACGGCTAATACTCCATTATAATCCAATCCTAAATACTCATCCTCGGTAGCTCCACCTGTTATAGTATCAGGAAGAATTGGTTGTACTTCTTGAGCTATAAATCCATATCTTTTTCTCAAACTCAATTCATTTTCTCCGTTTAGATTATTTTTTGATTTCAAATGATAAGATTTTGGAGATAATTGCATTATTTCCGTTAATCCAAAATTAATATTTTCTATATCTTGTTTTAATCTTATATCCGATACATCACTACCACCAAAATCATAGTTTCCATTTGCATATATTACTAATGCATTCGATGTTGGGCCGGAATTATTATAGAATAAAAGATTTCCTCCTCCTTGACCAAAAGCATTATTTGTTGAAAATATAATCCAATCTTTACCGCCTGTTCCACCATTTTGCAATCCTATATTAGCTCCATCCCAAACACCAGTTCCATAAACATTAAGTTTTATATCATCATTAAAAGCAGTTGGATTGCCTATTCTTACTCCACCTCCTGAATTAATTCGCATTCGTTCCGTATTGGAAAAAGAACTACCTGCGGTTAATCCTGAGTTTGTATACCAAACATGAAGACCATTGTATTGTTGGTAATTAGCTGCAGTTGTATTTGTTGCAATCAATGAAGAACCATTATAATAAGCTCCTACTGATAATAAACAATTATTTCCGTTTTCGGAAGTTGTAGTACCTCCAAAATTCCAACCTGCTATATTTGCTACTGCTCCTGCTTTGTTTTTTACATAAAATGTCGGAGTACCACTTGCGTTTGATGTATCTCCTACTAATAAGTTTCCACCACCTGTTAACCTCATTAATTCAGTAGTTCCAGTAGTACTATTGTACATATCTCTCCAAATAAAATTCATTTGAGAAGTACCAACATTCCACTCTAATCCAAATCTAGCAAGTATCGTATCACCTCCATCTTGATGCCATACTATTGTATTTCTAGCGGTATTGTAATAACCCGCTACTTGCAAACGAATTGCGTCGTTTGTTCCTGTTATAAATCCAGAACCTACATAAGTAGTAAGTCTAGTTGCAACGGAAGCTGTACCTATACCAACATTTCCAGTAGAACTAATTCGCATATAACCATTAGTACCACCTGCTCCTAATATTAAATCACCACTCGTTCCTGCTCTCATATATAATGCGCCCGATGAGTTATATATAGTTGCGCCTGATGAAACCAATAGATTACCATCCGCATGGGTGATTCTTAATTTTTCCGATGTTGCTCCACCATTTGCGTTATTGAATATAAAATCTCCCGTTGTTTGATTTTCTCTACCAATATCCCAATGAAATCCTAATGAAATACTACCTAATCTCAATGAAGGCGTAGATGATGCTCCTGTTAAATGCAATGTATTCATAGGAGTTGTTATACCTATGCCAACTATTCCCGAAAATGATGAAGTTGCCGAGTTTATAGTTACTAATGTACCCGTATCACTAATATTTGAATCTACTATATGTTCATTTCCCGTTCCTTTTACTAATCGATTGTTTGTCAAATATGATTCACTTCCAATAGTATCATATGTCTGAGGACCCATCAAAACAACGGAAGAAGTTACCGTAGAATTAGCTCCTCTGTGTATAAAAATCATTTCATCCTGCACAGAATCATAAAGAAATGAGCCACTACTTCCGATTGAACCGCTATCACCGATAGATAATCCAGCGTATCTAATTGCAGGGTTTGCAGTATTTAAGTTTATTATATTAGTTCCAATACTTACGGCAGAAGCAGTTATATTTTGAAGTGAAGATGAACCTTGTACAATTAAATCAGAACTTATGTATAATGAACCTGTTATAGTTTGCGTTCCTATAAATGTGTTACTACCTGTACTTGCTAACGAACCAGTCTTAGCTTCTAAAGAATCTAATCTACTATTTTGAGTAGTATTTAAAGTATCAACACTTGCAGAAGTAGTTTCTAATGAATTGATTCTACTAATATTAGATGCTGAAATAGTTTCAATGCTATTCAATCTTGCCGTAGCAGAAGATGTAAATGTATTAGTACCAGCTATACTTGCCGTAAATGGATGAATAGATGATGTGAACGCAAATGCTTGTGAATCAAATCCATCTAACAATAATGCGTTTGAAGCAGTACCTGCTAATTGAACATTTCCTAAGATAACATTGTTAGCTTGCGAAAAATCTACTACTGAACCTGAAAATGCAATAGCACCTCCAACAGATGCTGATATTTGCGCTACTATATTTCCGTTACTATCTTTAAATCGATACTGACCTGCCATTTACTTATTATTTTTTATAAATATTCTTTAATTCTTTTTAGTATGAAGCATATGTTCCATTAACCGTTACACCTGAAGTTGCCACCGTTGCCGTACCATCACTTTGATACAAATCGGCTAATCTATATCCAGTAAACATAACATCAATTTCAGGATTTGATGTAAATCTTAAAGCAACATATCTACCTGCTCCATAACTTATATCTACTATTGAGAAATCACATCCTGATTTATAAGAACCAACAATACCCGCTCTAGCTGTTGTAGAAGAATAATCTTTTTCTATCCATATATCGGATATGTTCCAACAAGTGTATGATGCGGCGTTTACTTTTCCAGACATTGAAAATCCCGCGGTATTATTTAAATCTGTTATTAATATATAAGATGGAGATGTTGATATATTTGTGTAAATGTTACCAGCTATTAAGTTACCACTTACAATTGCACTAGTACTCATTCTACCATCTACAGTTAATTTTTTTGATGGGTTGGTTGCCCCAATTCCTACATTACCACTACTTGTAATTGTAAATGGTTGATTACCTGCCGTTTCGTTATAAACAAATAATTGGTTAGTGCCTAAACCAAATTTATATTTTTGAGCAGTACCGCTTGTTTTTTCAAATGTTATTGTACCTCCTTCAGTTCCATTACTTGTCATATGCATCTGACCAGTTGCGCCACCGTTATAGGTCGATGATAAATGAAGTAGTGTAGTTGGCGATGTAGTACCTATACCAACTTTTCCATCAGTTGTCCAAGTTGTACAAGTAGTTGCAGTTGCTCTATTATATAATCTGAATATCGCAGTAGTAGTTCCACTACTTGCTAATAAACTCCAATCCGCATTTGCTACTCCTGCGTCTGTTAATCTTATATTTGCATCATATCCTGAAGCATATACATGTAGTTTATCTCCTGGACTATTTGTTCCAATTCCAATATACCCACCATCTGCAATAATAAATCTATCAGATGTTCCTAATGGGTCTTGTCCTATTTTAAATTTATCGCTATCACTATTATCAATACCTACATACCAACTTGCACCAGTAACTCTATATTCAGTTACTGCATCTCCTATTCCAGTATTTTGAACTTTTTGTAAAGGAGTTGTAGTAGATGTATTACCATTAATATGTAATAATCTATCAGGACCGGTCGTTCCTATTCCAACCAATCCTTCACTTGAAATTCTTACCTTCTCACTAACATCGGTTGTTGTTGGTGTTCCTCCAGTCCAAAATGTCAAATATCCTTCCGCGTTTCCTGCGTTTTGATTATATGCTACAATTCTTGCTTTATCATATGTAGCTGACCCAAATGTTATACCAACTGCTTCTCCCGTAGTAGATGAACTACTTATTCCCAAATATAACATTGAAGTTGAATCAGTACCTCGTATTGTTAATTTACTACCAGGATTATCTGTTCCAATTCCAACATTACCACCATTTTTTATAAAAATTCTACCATCAGCCGCAGTTAGTTCTCCTAAATTTAAACCAGTGGTTCTAGCAGCCCAATACCAAGTACTTCCTCCGCCACTGTTTGCTAGCAATATCTGACCTCCATCCGTACCACTTGTTACAGAATAGATTCTACCAGCTACATGCAAAGATTGCGAAGGTGTAGTAGTACCAATACCAACTGAACCTGAAAGAAATATGGTTGGCGAATTTACACTAACCAATGTTCCAGTATCAGAAATATTTGAGTCAGCTAAGTGTTCATTGCCCGCTCCTTTTACTAATTGGTTGTTTGTCAAATAAGTTTCGTTACCAATACTATCATATGTCTGCGGACCCATTATGACTACTGAGGATGTCACCGTAGTATTAGCTCCTCTATGAACAAAAATCATCTCGTCTTGCACAGAATCGTATAAAAACGAGCCACTACTTCCAATTGAGCCACTATCACCAATAGATAATCCAGCATATCTAATAGCCGGATTTGCGGTGTTTAGATTTATAATATTTGTCCCAATAGATACTGCTGATGCCGTAATATTTTGTAAAGATGAAGAACCCTGTACAACTAAATCGGAACTTATATACAATGAACCCGTAATAGTTTGCGTTCCAATAAATGTGTTACTTCCAGTAGTTGCTAAACTTCCAGTCTTAATTTCTAAATTGGTTAATCTCGTATTTTGTTCGGTATTTAAAGTATCTACCGATGCTGACTTAGTTTCTAAATCATTTAATCGTAGAGTAGCTGATGCGGTAAAAGTATTTGTAGTATTTACCGATGCAGTGAAGTTTTCAATTGAACCCAATCTACTATTTGCCGAAGCAGTGAAAGTGTTTGTTTCAATTACACTTGCTGTAAATGATTGTAGAGTTGAAACTTTTGTATCGTTTGAACCAGTATATGCTCCTAAATCAGCTGCAGTTGCTGCGGAAATACCATTAACACTAACTGAACCTGTTACTTGTAAATTATGATGCCTCATTCGTAGTAGATGTATTTATTTTTTACTACTAATAAGTATTTAATTTATTCCGAATTAGTTTTTTATAACTGATTCTATGATTGTTTTGGTATCGAATATATCCATCATATCAGAATATGGACATTCTTGATGAGTACCACTTAATGCATAATCGAATAAATATGAACTCATTAGTTTTGTATTTCCCAATGGGGGATTTGCTATAATATTATTATGAACATTATATCCAAAAACATTCGGATGCGTTCCTATCCAAAGTACAGTAGATTTTAATCCAAAAGCTGCTGCCGCATGTTGCATACAAGAATCTATAAATAATCTTTTTGATGATGCTTTTATTAGAGAGAATAAATCAAAGTTAGATAAATCGTAATCTATTATTTCAGCTCCTTTCAATTTCAAAGAGTTTTCTCTACAAATTTGAATTATATGATAATCTTTTGAGAATACTCTTGCAACTTCTTCAATTATATGTGGTGGCATATCTCTTGTCCAAGAATAATTTGATGTTTGGCTATTTTTTGGAAAAGGACCACCATTTGTTTGAATCAATAAAATTGGTTTTTGTTTTTGCCAAGATGATGCTAATTTTTCTTGCATCATATTCATATACAATTCAGGCTTACAATCTTTTTCATTGTATTCCAAACCATACACATCATGCCAAGTTTTAATTAAATTTGATTTTTTTAGAATATGCTGAGTTTCATCATATGGTTCTCTTTTTAAAACAACTACATCCTTTCCATTAATGTAATCATCATAAAAATATTCAGTATTTCCTAATTTGTAAGCTCTCCAAACATATGGATTATTTAAAAATATTTCAGGATATGGAGAAACTACTATAAGTTTTCTATCCGAATATTTTTTGTGTATAGATTTAATGATTGCGGTTGCTGCAACATTCTTACCAAGTCCACCTTGAATGTGGAAAACGACATACTTCTCTTCTAACATAGTAACCAATTATTTAGTAATATATATTAAGCGTTTTCCAATTTAGTAATGCAAGATTCCAATTTATCTATACATTGTGCTAATTCTTGTATTGCTTTTGTATTGTATATTGCTAACTTATCGTATTTAAATCCTTTCCAAATATCCTCTGAATCCACTATTCTTCTTTCCATTACTAATTCAGGCAACACTTCTTCTACTTCCTGTGCAATAAATCCAATTTGTAATTCATCACTTTGTTGTGTTACTTCTTCATTAAATTTAAAATTAACAACTCTTAATTGTTTCATTTTATCTAACATAGAAGTTTCATATGTTTCGATATCTCTTTTTAATCTTCTATCGGATATTGATGTATTTGGACACATACCACCCCTTGTGTGAAGATTTCCGGTAGATGTATTTAAACACATATTACAAGTATCTGCCATAGCAAATATGTAACTTTCTTGGTCTTGTTCAATTTGGAACCAGGCATCGGCACGGTCTTGTGAACCCTGATACTTTAATCCAACTAACATATAATCGGAGTTCCATCCATAAACAGTACCCATTCTATCGGTAAATGTAGAAGCAGTTCCAAACCATTGTAAGTTTTCACCCATCTCAATGTACTTACCCCAACCACCTGTACAAGTACCATAAAATCCACTTGCTCTGTTCCAACCAGCATTTCCTAATTCAGAACTTTCGTATAATAAACCTAAGTTACCACCTCTAATATCAACTTTTCTTCTTGGAATTGTAGTACCTATACCAACTGAACCATCTGAATATAATCCTAATACTTTTGAGTTATCTGATGCAATTCTAAAACCAAAATGTTGTTCTGAACCAGCTGCATCCCAAAAGTTCCAATTATCCAATGCATTTGAACTACCATATTGATAAAGTCTAACTGTATTTTGTGCAGGATTTAAAAATTTAGCAGTTATTGCTTCACCAGTATTTTGAGGCCCTACTACATCCAAAAATCCATCAGGTGTACTTGAGTTTATACCAACTTTACCCGTACTTGTAAATCTAACAATTTCAGTTCTACCATTTGTAGTTTGCGTTGTACCTGTTTGGAATATATGGTCACAATATGTACCATAAATTAAACTATCTGAACCAACTGAGGTGCCACTAACTGTATAATTTCTAAATACAATATATGCTCCAATATTATTATCTACAAATTGTAAACCACTATATAATCCACTATCAGCTGTTTGTCTAAATGTTAAATAACTATTACCAGTCGCATCTATCAATACATCAGTTCCACTTGGAGCAGATGTTACACTTCCAGGACTTCCACTATAAACATGCAATTTTGCAGAAATAGTTGTTGTACCAATACCAGTATTACCGGTAGGTCCAATTGATATCATTCTAGTGTATGTAGATGAATTATCAAAATAGTTGATACTAAAATATCCTTGTTGAGAATATCCCATAGCAAACGCATGGGTAGTACTATTATTTTCAAAAGTTAATCCATTATAAAAATTAGCCGAACCAATTGAATCTTGTAATTGAGCAAATTGTTTAAGTCTAATACCCGAATTACTCGCCGCAACTACATCTAATTTGTATGCAGGCGATTCACTACTAATACCAACATTTCCACTATTAAACCATTGATTTGTTGTATTAAATTGTAATCTATTAGAACCACCATAACTAAATGATAATAACCCATCGGTTGCATTATTCGTTAATATAAAACTTCTTGTAGCGTTTATTAATCTAATTCTAGAAGTTCCACCTATTGCTGTACTTTCTACTGCTAATTCGGTAGGGTCGGATGACCTTCTAATGTGAACGGCATATGATGGATTATTTGTACCTATACCAATATTACCCGAATTTTTAATAGTTAAATAGTTACCGGTCATAGTAATATCAGTATATGTGATATCACCAGAACCTCCATAAAATGTTGTATTACCCGATGCATCTCTTTCCACTAATGCTGCTGCTCCACCACTATTTCCAAATGCTATTGCTCCGCTTACTATTAAACCAAATGTGGAGAAATTGTCTAAGTTTAATTCGCCAATATTAACACCTATTTTATTTACTTTTAATGAACCATTAACAATTTGATTACCAGCAAAAGTATTTGAGCCCGTTGTTGCAAATGTTAACATTCTACTCGCAGCACTTGCACTAAACGCAGATGCGGAAGCAAATGTTGCGGCTATATTTGTTGTTTGAGTTGCATCAGTTGTAGCGTTACTTGAGCTAAATGAGCTTAATGCTGATGCAGCTGATGCCGAAACCAATTCAACCGTAGTTAATCTACTTGCTACCGATGATGAATATGTTGTCAAATTACCTAAACCTGTAAATGTAGATGCACTTACATCTCCTGTCACATCTAAACCATTTGTGATAGTTACCTTACTTCCATCATCGGAAATATTTGAGTCAACTAAATGTTCTTTACCTGTTCCTTTTGGCAATCTATTAGTAGTAAGATAAGTTTCATTTCCTAAGCTATCATATGTTTCAGGACCCATTAGAGCTACCGATGATGTTACAACACTACTATCTCCTCTATGGATAAATAACATTTCATCTTGTACTGAGTCATATAAAAACGAACCTGAACCACCTACTGAGCCACTATCACCTATTACCAAACCTGCATATCTAATTGCAGGGTTTGCTGTATTTAGATTTATAATGTTAGTACCTATACTTACGGCAGAAGCAGTTATATTTTGGAGAGATGAACTTCCTTGTACAACTAAATCTGAACTTATGTATAAACTTCCTGTTATCGTTTGAGTTCCTATAAATGTATTTGAACCAGTGGTTGCTAAACTTCCAGTCTTAATTTCTAAATTTGAAAGACGAGTATTTTGAGTTGTATTTAAAGTATCTACTGATGCTGAAGTAGTTTCTAATGCAGATAATCTAGCATTTTGAGTAGCATTTGTAGTATCTACCGATGCTGATTTAGTTTCTAATTCCGATATTCTAGTTAAATTAGATGCTGAAACGCTTTCTAAACTTCCTAATCTATTATTTTGTGTTGTGTTTAAAGTATCTACACTTGCAGAAGTAGTTTCCAATGCGTTCAATCTCGCAATATTAGATGCGGATATCGTTTCAATACTATTTAATCTTGCAGTTGTCGAAGATGTAATTGTTTCAATATTATTTAATCTTGCAGTTGCTGAAGATGTAAATGTATTTGTTGCGGAAATACTTGCAGTAAATGATTGCAATGATGCTGAAACATTTTCAATATTACCCAATCTAACATTTGCGGATGATGTGTTGCTTTGGATAGTAGTAATAGTTCCTGCACTAAGAACTGCAACTACCTCACCACCATCGACAAAGTTAATCGAACCAGTAGATACATAAATCTCTTTAAAGTATTTATCAGTACTACCTAAATTATGTA